CGCATCGTGTGGCGCCTGCTCGAACGGGCGGGGGTGTTCCGCTCCACGTTCAGCGCCACGGCGATGGTCATGGCGTTCAACGAGGGGCAGCGCAACCAGGGCAACGTGTTCCTCACCGAGGTCATGGCGCACTGCCCCGATCGGTTCCTGGAGATGCTGACGGAGCAACGAAAGCATGACGACCGAAACGCTGATGACGGACGGGGCGCAAGCCACTGACCCTGCTGCCGCATCCAGCACTGCGACTCAGGGCGACGCCACGCAGACCGCGGCTGGTGCCGACACGAGCTCGCAAACCCAGCAGACGAGTGACGCGCAGGCCGCAGGCGACAAGCCCGCAGCCGATGCGAAGCCAGCCGACCAGCAAGCCGCCAAGACTGAAGACGCGCAGGCCAAGCCTGCCGGCGCGCCCGAGAAGTACGAGGCGTTCAAGCTGGCCGATGGCGCGCTGACCGCCGACGAGGTGGCAGCGGTCGAGAAGCTGGCCCGTGACCTGAACCTGCCGCAGGACGCCGCGCAGAAGCTCGCCGAGACCCGCGCTGCGGACAAGGCGGCCTTCAACCAGCAGATGCAGCAGACGCTCAGCGACACGCGGGCTCAGTGGGTCGATGCCGTGAAGACGGACAAGGAAATCGGCGGCGACAAGCTGCCCGAGGCCCTGGCCGTCGCCAAGAAGGGGCTGCAGTTCGCAGACCCCCAAGGCACCGTCGCGAAGCTGCTGGAGAGCACGGGATTCGGTGACCACCCGGACGTGATCCGGCTGTTCCACCGGATCGGCAAGCAAATCAGCGAAGACCGCTTCGTGCCGGCCAATGGGTCCGCCGCTCCCGGCGCGACCGACGCGGCCTCGAAGCTCTACCCGAATCAGCAATAGGAGCCTGAGCAATGGCAACGCTTTCCACCACCGCGCTGACCCTGGCCGACTGGGCCAAGCGTCAGGATCCCGAGGGCAAGGTCCCGGTGATCGCTGAACTGCTGTCGCAGTCCAACGAATGCCTCGAAGACATGCTGTTCGTCGAGGGCAACCTGCCGACCGGCCACCGTGTCGTGATCCGCACGGGCCTGCCGGCGGTCTACTGGCGCTCGATCAACCAGGGCGTGCCGCGCAGCAAGTCGACCACCGCGCAGGTGGACGAGTCGTGCGGCATGCTCGAAGCGTACGCCGCGGTCGACCGCGACCTGGCGATGCTCAACGGCAACACCGCCGCCTTCCGCCTGAGCGAGGACAAGGCGTTCCTGGAGGCGATGAACCAGACGCAGGCCGGCACGCTGTTCTACGGCAACCCGGCCACCGATCCGCGCCAGTACCTGGGCCTGTCGGCGCGCTACGGCGCGATCAGCGGCGCCGGCAACGCGCAGAACATCCTCGACGCCGGTGGCACGGGCAGCTCGAACACCTCGGTGTGGCTGGTCGTGTGGGGTGACAACACGGTGTTCGGCACCTTCCCGAAGGGATCGAAGGCCGGCCTGATCCACGAGGACGACGGCGAGCTGACGATCTACGACGCGAACGGCAACCCGTACAAGGCGCTGCAGACCCACTACCAGTGGAAAAACGGCCTGGTGGTCAAGGACTGGCGCTACGTCGTGCGGATCTGCAACCTGGACACCACGGTCTTCGGGGGCCTGTCGGGCACGCAGGCCACGTCGGCGGTGGGCACCAACATCCTGCACATGATGACCCGTGCGCTGGATCGCATCCCGAACATGGGCGTGGGCAAGGCGGCGTTCTACATGAACCGCTCCGTCTACAGCCTGCTGCGCCGCATCGCGATGGAGAAGTCGGTCGCGGCCCTGGCGCTGCAAGCCGGCCTCAACCAGTTCGGCACCCACGCGCAGTGGGCGACGTTCGAAGGTGTGCCGCTGCGTCGCGTCGACCAGCTGCTCAACACCGAATCCCGCGTGGTCTGAGCCTGAAGGAGAAAGCCACATGTACGCAGACGCTTTCCTGAGCCTGTCCTCGGCTCAGACCGTCACCGGCACCAACACCTCGGTGCTGTCGACCAACACCATCGACCAGCTGGTCGCGGCCGACATCGGCGAGGGCAACGACCTGCTCGGCCGCTTCGAGGTAGGCACCGCGTTCGCGGGCCTGACCACGCTGGAGATGCAGATCATCACGGCCGACGATGCCGCCCTGTCGACCAACGTCACGGTGATCGGCACCACGGGCGCGATCGCGCTGGCGGCGCTGGTCGCTGGCGCGCGCTTCGCGTGCGACATCAACCCACGCATCGGCTCGAAGGGGCAGCGCTACGTGGGCGCGCGCTACGTGATCACCGGCACCGGCACCGCGGGCACGATCACGGCCGACATCGGCCTGGGCATCCAGGACGGCCAGAAGTTCTACCCGACCGGCATCGCCGTGATCTGAAGGAGACGACATGCCTCAGTACCGAGTGCTCAAGCGGTCGTTCATCGACAACCACATCCGGGAGGAGGGCGACGTCGTCAACTACGACGGCTACCCCAGCGACAACCTGGAACCCCTGGACGCTGAGGGGCAGGCCAAGCAGAAGGAAGGCATCAAGGCGGCCAAGGCGGCGATGGCCCAGATGATCCGCGACGCGCAGCCCCTGGGCAATGCGCTGGGCTTCGACCAGGACACTTTCGCCAAGGCGGTGGCCAAGGCGATCGCCGATGGCGTGTCTGCGGTGGCGGCCGGCCAGAAGGCGACGAAGGCGCCGCCGCCCGCGGATGACGGTTCGCTGACCTGACGGTTGTCTCCTTCACAAGAGTGGGTTCGGGCCGCCTCGTGCGGCCCTTTTTCCAGGGGTAGGTGATGGCCTCCGAAGTCGACATCTGCAACGACGCGCTGGCGATGCTGGGCGACGAGGCCACGGTCGCCAGCATCGATCCACCGGAAGGGAGCGCGCAGGCGGACCACTGCGCGCGCTTCTACCCGAAGGCGCGCGATGCGCTGTTGGAGATGCACCAGTGGGGGTTCGCGACCGTGCGCGTGAGCCTCGCGTTGCTTTCAGCGACGCCGCCCTCCACCTGGCAATACGTCTATGCGGCACCAACCGACGCGCTGAACCTGATCTCGATCCTGGATCCTGCGGCGGGCGATGACGTGAGCGTCGATCTAGGGCCGTACGTGGTGACCAGCAGCCTCGACAACCCGCAACTGGTGCCGATCGCCGGCGGCCTTGGGATGTATACGCCGCAGCCTTTCGTCAACGAGACGCTCGCCGACGGCACGCAGGTGATCTACACGAACCAGCAGAACGCGGTCCTGCGCTACACGCGCATGATCACCGACCCGACGCAGTTCTCGCCGCTGTTCATCGAAGGCCTGACGATCCTGCTGGCGTCCAAGCTGGCCGGCCCGGTGATCAAGGGCAGCGAAGGGCGCGCCGCGGCCGCAGCGCTGCGCAGCGAGTTCGCCAAAGAGTGGTTCCCGCGCGCAGTTGAGTCGGACGCCAACCAGCGCTACCTGAACGTGTCGCAGCAGGTCCCCTGGATCGCGGGGCGCTGAATGCCGAACATCCGCACCCTGTTCAAGTCCTTCACAGGCGGCGAGGTGACGCCGGAGTTCTGGGCCCGCATCGACGATGCCAAGTACCAGACCGGCCTGGCGACGTGCCTGAACTTCGAGGTGCTGCCGCACGGTCCCGTGCGCAACCGCGCAGGCTTCGGCTACGTGCACACCGCCAAGTACAGCGGCAGCAAGAAGGTGCGCGTGATCCCGTTCACCTACAGCACCACGCAGACGATGGTGCTCGAGGTAGGCGCTGGCTACCTGAGGTTCCATACGCAGGGCGCCGTGCTGCTGGTCGGCTCGCAGTCGGCGTACGACAACGCCCACGCCTACAGCATCGGTGACCTGGCGGTGTCCGGGGGCACCACCTACTACTGCATCGCGGGGACCACAGGCAACGATCCGCCCAACGCCACCTATTGGTACGCGCTGCCGGCCACCGGCGAATACGAGATTCCGACGCCGTACGCCGAAGCGGACCTGTTCGACCTGCACTTCATCCAGTCCGCGGACGTGCTGACCATCGCACACCCGAACTACCCGCCGGCCGAGCTGCGGCGCTACGGTGCCACGAACTGGCAGTTGACCACGATCACGTTCGGGTCGACGCTGACGGCGCCGACGGGTGTGACGGCGACGGCTCACACCGCGACAAGCCCCGGCGCGCCGAGCACGCAGAGCTATGTCGTGACCGCCGTTTCTGCGGACGGCCTGGACGAGTCGGTGGCGTCGAGCGCGGCCACCTGCTCGAACAACCTGTTCGACACCGGCGCGTACAACACGATCAGCTGGACGGCCGCCCCGGGCGCGGCGCTGTACAACGTCTACCGCCAGAGCAACGGCCTGTACGGCTACGTGGGCCAGACTGCCAGCACGTCACTGGTGGACCAGGGCGGTGGCAGCGTCGTCACGCCGGACCTCGGTACCACTCCGCCGATTCAGGACACGCCCTTCAGCAGTCCCGGCAACTATCCGGGGGCGGTGAGCTACTACGAGCAGCGCCGGTGCTTCGCGGGCACGATCAACGCGCCGTCGACCCTCTGGGGCACCAAGAGCGGCACCGAGTCGAACATGAGCTATTCGTTGCCCATCAGGGACGACGACCGGATCAAGTTCAAAGTGACCGCGCGCGAGGCGAACACCATCCGCCACATCGTGCCGCTGCAACAGATGCTGCTGCTGACCAGCGCGGCCGAGTGGCGGGTGACCAGCGTCAACAGCGACGCGATCACGCCCACCTCGATCAGCGTCAAGCCGCAGAGCTACGTCGGTGCCAACAACGTGCAGCCGGTGATCGTCAACAACAACCTGCTGTACGCCTCCGCGCGCGGCGGCCACGTGCGCGAGATGGCCTACGCCTGGCAGGCCAACGGCTACGTCACGGGCGACGTGAGCATGCGCGCGCCGCACCTGTTCGACGGTTTCGACATCGTCGACATGGCGTTCGCCAAGGCGCCTTACCCGATGGTGTGGGCCGTCTCCAGCAGCGGCAAGCTGCTCGGCCTGACTTACGTGCCGGAGCAGGGCGTCGGCGCGTGGCACCAGCACACCACGCTGGGCACCTTCGAATCGGTCGCGGCGGTGGCCGAGGGCGACGAGGACGTGCTGTACGCGGTGGTCAACCGCACGATCGGCGGCCAGTCGGTGCGCTACATCGAGCGCAAAGCTTCACGCCGCTTCGACAACCTGGCCGATTCGTTTCTCGTCGATGCCGGCCTCACCTACAACGGCGCGCCGGCGACGGTGTTCAGCGGCCTGAGCCACCTGGAGGGCCAGACGGTGAGCATCCTGGCAGACGGCGCGGTGATGCCGCAGGCCGTGGTGAGTGGCGGCAGCGTGACGATCAGCCAGCCAGCCAGCGTGGTGGCGATCGGCCTGCCCATTACCTCGCAGCTGCAGACGTTGCCACTGGCGATCGAGATGCCGGGGTATGGCCAGGGGCGTCCGAAGAACGTGAACCGGGTCTGGCTGCGGGTGTACGAGTCGAGCGGGATTTTCGCCGGGCCGGACTTCAGCAACCTCACAGAGGCGAAGCAGCGGACGACCGAGCCTTACGGCTCTCCGCCGTCGCTCAAGACCGACGAGATCGAGATCATGGTCAAACCCTCCTGGGGCAACTCGGGCGCGATCTGCGTCCAGCAGTCGGACCCGCTGCCGCTCACGGTGTTGGGCATGAGCCTGGAAGTTTCGATCGGAGGCTGAGATGGGATTCAATGCGGGGAGCTTGGCAACCACGTCCCTGGCGATGCAAGGCGCCGGCGCAGCGTCCTCGGCCATCGGTGCCTACGCCAGCGCGCAGGGCCAGAAGTCGCTGCTCAACACGCAGGCCGACATGGACGAGATCAACGCGCGCCTGGCCGAAGCCTCGGCCCGCTCGGCGTTGATGGCCGGCCAGCGGCAGGAGCAGACGATCCAGCTGAACACCGCGCAGATCGGCGGTGCACAGCGCGCGGCGATGGCGGCCAACGGCGTCGACCTGGACACCGGCAGCGCGGCCGAGGTGCAGGCCAGCACCAAGATCATGGGCGAAATCGACGCCGACACGGCGCACGCCAACGCGGTGCGCGCGGCCTTCGGCTACCGCACGCAGGCGACGAACTACCAGAACGACGCGCTGATGCGCCGCGCGAGCGCCGGCTCGATCAGCCCGCTCATGTCCGCCACGACCTCGTTGCTCGGCAGCGCCGGCACCGTGGCGTCGAGCTGGTACATGATGAAGCGCGGCCTGGGCATGTACAACATGGGGGGCTGACGTGCCGACCGTTCCGACCTACGACAACATGCGCGTGCAGGAGAGCACGCTGCCTGATGCCCGGCTGAACGCGCCGGACATGAGCCCGGAGGCGATGGCCGGGCACCAGCTCGAAGCCCTGGGCCAGAGCGCGCTGCAGACCGGCGCCCGCGTGGGCTCGATCGACGCCGACATGCAGAACCAGGCCAACCTGGTGCGCGTGACCGACGCGATGAACCAGGCGCGCGCTGCGGCGATGAACCTGACGTTCGACCCGCAGACGGGCTACATGAACCAGAAGGGCTCGGCCGCGCTCGACCGTCCGTCAGGCATGGCGCTGCCCGAGGAGTATCAGCAGAAGCTGCAGCAGCAGCTGTCGCAGATCGGCCAGGGCCTGGGCAACGACCGGCAACGGCTGATGTTCAACCAGCAGGCGCAGGCGCTCACCACCAACTTCACGAGCGGTGTGCAGCAGCACCTGCTGCGCGAGTACCAGACCTACGCGCTGAACACCCAGGACGGCGCGATCAAGCTGGAGACCAACAACGCCAAGTTGAACTGGAGCAATCCGGACCAGATCGGGCAGTCCCTCGATCGCGTGCGCGCCAGCGTGTACCAGCTCGGCCAGCTGCGCGGCGACCCGGCGGACCTGACGCAGGCCAACATGCAGTCGGTGGTGTCGAACGTGCACCGCGAGGTGATCCAGGCGGCGCTGGAAAACGGCAACCCGACCTATGCGATGACCTACTTCGGCCAGAACAAGGGGCAGATGACGGCCGACGACATCCTGCGCACGCAGGGGCTGGTCAACCAAGCCACGTGGCAGCAGATCAGCATGGGCGCCGTGCAACACGCCAGCGCCGGCCTGACGCAGCAGATGGCGCCGAGCGACTTCGATCGCATGGTGCAGATCACGCTTGGCACCGAGAGCGGCGGCCAGCGCTACGGCGCCGACGGGCAGTTGCTCACGAGCTCGGCCGGCGCCAAGGGCGAGATGCAGGTCATGGACGGCACGAACCTCAACCCGGGGTTCGGCGTGAAGCCGGCGCAGGACAACAGCCCGGCCGAGCGGGCCCGTGTGGGCCGCGACTACCTGCAGGCGATGCTGCAGCGCTACG